GTTTGGATATAAACACTTGTTGATTGGATCAAATCTTCCATTAGTGGAACTTCAAATTGTTTTAACCAACCTGAATTGAGAGTGTATGTTTTTCTACTTCTTGAATAGAATGTTCTTTCACCCCTTCCATAATCATCATAACCAAATGTGTTGTATTCCCAAGTCCCGTCTTGTTGGTAGTATGACTTTCTATCTGCCTCAATAAACTCCCTTGAATAATAAATGAAGGGATATGAAACAAATGAACCATATTGGTCTTTCCACATCAAGTGCCATATTTCATACATAGAACAATCATCGTTTAATTTAAAACATCTGTCTTGTGTTTTTTGAGTTGGTGTTCCAAATGGGGCATCATAACCATACATAACATAAGTATTCACATTACCCGAATACCCTGAAAATGTATTAGTAATATCTACATAAGAACTATTGGATATTTGATTTAATCCAAATGGGGCATAGAAGTCCATTTGACTACCCACATTCTTATCTAATTTGATTTTACCTAATGATGAATAATTGGAATCAAAGAATTCATAAATAACCCCATCAATAAGAGAAGCTCCTGACATATGAAATAATAAAAACCCTATTGTGTTTCTTTCAATTCTATAACAAGTGGCATCTTCCAAGATTGTTGATATTGAATTGGCAGAAAAAGGTCTATTTTGAATCACATAAGGGTCAAAAGCCGTAATGGTATAGTCCTCTCTATTGATATGAGCGTTATAGATACAAAATGCGTTGTAATCACTATATTCTGTAAGTATTTCGGGGGTTTGATTACCTGGATAAGTTATTTCCCCTGATATAATAGGTGATGACCCAGCATAACCTAAATTAGTTTCAATCACAACACCAAAAGTTCCATCAACATAGATATCCGTAATTACAGCAGTTGTGTTATATTCAGGTCTTGGTTGTCCCCATATTGTTCCTGCTACTGTTGAGTTCCCCCAATATGACTGCCAAGTAGTTAGAGATGTTGTTGATTGAACCGATATAATCGTTGTATTTCCGTTGTATTGCGTTAAAGTTGTCTGTCCTTGAACTTGTATTGGTTGAGTTGCTGAAAATCCGTGTTGTGTGTTAGAATTATATTGAGCATAAGCCCCATTTTGAGTAATACCTGTGTAATTCCAAGCCACTTCGTTTTGTTGGATTTGAATAACTTGTCCTATTTGAAATGGAATACCATTTAACGATGTTATTGATGAGTTGTAAAACCCAACAAAACCACCTGTTAAAAACATATTATCTTCAAACTCAAACTTATATTGGGCTTCATAACCTGCCAATAACCCAAAACATCTTTTAGTATCAGGTGCATCATAAATTAAACCATAATTTACAGAAGTTCCTGTTAGATTTTGAGACACCAAATCCTTCATTACATTACTCATATCCAATTTACCATATCCATTTTGATCGGGGGACATTTTCCATTTATAGAACTTGGAAGCTCGTAATGGGTAAGTTGGAATTGGTGATTGTAGAAACAAATTGATTACAAACTCCGTAGATGAAACAATTGATAAGATATTGTAATACCCTGTGTAGATATTATTGTTGTAATCATTTAACAAAATGGAATCCCCCTTTTTGAACGAATGTGGGGTTGTTGATGTTAGTTTGGTTTGTAATTGACCTTGATATGAATATGTGATTGCCGTAGAAATGAATACATCGTCATAAACAGCATTTATCACATATTTATATTGATTTAGTTGGTCGTAGTTTGTATCAAATACCTTTAATGGAATTGCTGAATAAGCAGCCATATAATCGTGGGGTAATGTAATTGCTGAATAACTCATTTTTTATTATTAAATATTATTGCTTGCCAAGTGTTTTTTTAAACATATCAATAATTTCACTTGTGATTTCTTCCTCAAACTTATTTATCCATTTAGACCTATATTGTATTTCCCTAAATGTCTTATCAATAACATTAGTGGGTTTAAGACCAAATCTAAATATTTTGTTTTGAATTGGATATGCCGCTTCTTGTGGAATACCCTTTAATCTCGTCCATTGAAGGATTACATTGATCGGGGGTTTTTTATTTCTATACGAATAGGGGGTATTGTATTTTCTAATTGTTCCACTAACCCCCTGATCGACAAACTTTAAATAATCCTCGGCAAAAATGGTGATTGTTTCCTTACCTTCATTTTCATCAATTTTTATGTTGATGGACTCAATAAGACGACCTGATGCCCTTTTAGAAAAGGGTTTGTTGTTGATGAGTTGTTCTTTAAGTGTTTTAACAAAAAGGTTTGCGAACTCATCTAATGCCTGTCTTTTGACGAGTTTTTTTGCCATATTATAATTTATGTTGTATATTTCGCTAATTGAATTATTGACCCGATAATCCAATATCCATCACCACAAGTTCCATTTCCTACTGTATGGACTAATTCTAAATAAGTTCCATAATCTGTGAATGAAGTTGTTTGATAAGTAAATTGAGGATTTAATGGACTTCCTGTATTATTATATCCGGTCGTGAATAAAACTGTAGAACCTGTTGCTCCTGTATATGATTTAACTTTTGCTTCAACATCAGCACCCAATCTATCTGTATAAGATATTCTCATAATAGTTGTTTTAGGGTTAAAACAAGCATTAGCGTTATTAAAAATTATTTGACCTGCCGATGGAGTAGTTGAACCCGTCCCTGCTAAAACAAACTCTGCTATATTTGAATAAACTGGATTTGGACTAACATAGGGAGTATATGTAGGTGTTGGTGTTGGAGTATGTGTGGGGGTTATTGTTGGAGTTATTGTAGGTGTTGGTGTTATTGTTGGTGTTATTGTTGGCGTAATAGAAGGTGTTGGACTATTAGTTGGTGTTGGTGTGGGTGTTATTGGAATAAAATATTCACCAGCATATTTATAAAATGTGTAATAATCATATATTCTTGGGTCATCTATGTTTGCGTAAAAACTTGTTTCGTCAATTATGGATGGGTAATTGCTATTTAATGATTTGAAGAACTCATAACGATTTGTCCCCAAATAATTCATAAACTCTGTAATGTTATTTATCTCTGTATTACCATTCATAATAATACCTTTCCAAAACTCATAGAAATTATCTGCTTGGGTATTTCCTCCTGTAATACCTAAACTCGAAAAGAAAGTGGCTAATTGTATCATACTCTTAAATATCTTTTTTCTTTCTTGTTTTTTTATTTTCTAATGCAATAATTCTTCTTTCCAATTCCTCTAATTTTAATTCTAATTGAGTTTTTGGTGCCTCTTGGACTACTTGTCCGTCTTTAATTATTCTAATTCCCATAATCTATTGTATTGGTGAAACAGGGATAATACAATTCACTTGTTTTAATTTGAATGTGATGTTTGCTACAATTCCTGTTGATTTATCGGGGGTTTCATCTACCACAGGGAAAAATGATACATCACTTGCAAACAACACCCCGTATTGTTGCCAGTCTTGTTGAATCTCTATAATTAAATCCTGTAAGTATTGGGTCGTATCACTTAATATCTCTTGTGAATTATCACTTTTAAATCCGTTTGTATCAAAATAGTTCGGTTGAATATTTATCTTATCCATAAACATTACAGAAAAACTAAATTGGGGGATTGCTGACCTGTTGTTTGATCCAGTTTGGATAATTGAATTGTCGTTCATAGACACCCACATATAAGGGAATGTCATTTGTCTTGATGTTCCAATATCGTAGGTTTCCCCAAATCCAAAGTCCTTTAAAAAGTAATGTCTTTGTTGAAAGTCGCTAAACCAATTAACAAGTTGATTTAATGTGATTATGTTTGTAATTGCCATTATAATTTATTTTTATCTTTTATATCTTCAAGGTTTTTAAAATAACTCAACCAGTTTAGACAATGAATGTAATTCATTTCATATACCTCCGTTTCTTTTAATTTCAAGTCCATCATCAGTTTATACACAAAGTCCAACCAAGTATATCTTTCATCTAATTTCTTATCGTCCCCTAACTTTCTTTTAAACTTACTTTCTTTTTGGGGGATTTCTCGTTTGTAGAGTCCTTTATATTGTTCTCTAACGAATTTTTTCCAGACAAAAAAAAACCGAATACACTATTTATATCCCCAATTTTAATCTTGGAAAATAATTCTTTTCTATTCAATAGGTCTGTGGTGAATGGTTCAATCTTATCGTTTATCTTTTTTCTTAAAAACACACATAGTAAATCAGTCATACACTTAATGTAGTCGTGGTTATACTGACGAAGTAATGTATCTATTGTGATAATCTCTCCTGCTGTATATTTATTGAAGTCTGTGTGAATATAATATAATTCCCCATCTAATTCTATTGCCGTTAGTTTCTTATCTTCAACGGGGGTAAATACGAATTGTAATTGTTCTGTTAGTTGTTTGAAGTCATCAAAACTCATCTGTTGTAAAACATTATGTTCTATTTTGGATAAGGCATGTAATACATCAAAATAATAGAATAGGTCATTTACCTCTCTTTTTGGGATTTCGTATAACCTTTGATATTGGGATATTGTTATGTCGTCCCAAGAAGTAGGGAACGAGTAAGTTGTTAATTCACCATCAATTTCTATTTCTACTTTAATCATAGTTTTTTGTTTTTTCAATAATAGACCACATCGCTCCTACTAATGTTATTACACCACCTATGATTTCGGTAGCTGCCGTTTCGTCAATAATTCCTTTCATAACCAACAATCCCCCCAAAAATGTTAGGGAGTGTCTTAAAATACCTAATGTTTGTTCTTTTTTCATTTGTTTTCTTATAAATATATTGTTTATTTGTTTTGTTTCCATTTACATAAATCTCATTACAGGAGCTCTACTACCTTCTTTTCTTTGACCCAACTTCATCATCGCGATATATCGTAAGGCGTCTATGGCGTGATTGTATGCGTCTATTGGTGTGTTCTCATATCCCCCATCTTTACTCTTTTTCCACATATACTTTTGTAGTTCTTCTAAAAGATTAGTGCTTCGTTTTGTAATATAAATATATTGTTGTTGAAGAACTTGAATACCATAATTCACACTATCACTACCTTTCTCTACTGGTTTGATATTAAACCCATACTTTTTGATTTCGGCAATTGACTTGGGTTCTGCTGAATCTGCGTATATCTCCCCCATTACTTTCATATCCTTCATCAGTTTAGAACACTCACTATTGAGTAATCCCTTTTGATAAATGATTTCATCTGCTATGATTGAGTCGTTGTATTTGTATAGACCGATCAGGGCTAACGGGTCAGTTGAATATCCAAAGTCCATTCCATATCCAAGTAGTCTGGCTTCATCGGGGATTTTATCTATCACCTCATAGTCAGTAAATATCGTTCCTTGTATAGAACCTTCTAAACCAAATAAATAAACACGACACCAATTATCCCAATATGAAGATGTCTTGGCTAATTCTAATTTTGATTCCAAAAAATCTATGGTGTTTTGATCCAACGCAGAATTATCCTTATAAGTTAAAATTAATAATTCAGCATTTTCATCCTGTAATACTTCTTTATTCCAAAAAGGGAATGTTGGGTTGTAGTCAAAATAAATGTCCCCATTTGTTCTCATTGCAAGTTCTAAATAAGAATCTTTTGATATTAAGTTTGCTTCATTAATATACAAAATATCTCGTCTTGCACCTCTTAATTTCTCACTTGATTCACAACTAAAAAACTCAATATAACTACCATTCATAAAACGATATGTTGAGTTGGTTATATTCCATCTATTACTATCAAACCTTTTAGTGATTTTTAGAATATTAATCATATCTCGTATTACCCCTCGTTTTAAGTGGGGTATAGTTTCACTAACTATTGATATGGATAAGTTTGGGGTCTTTAATGCCTTATCAATTAGGATTGCTAATATGGCAATCGTTTTGCCGGCCGAGCTAGAACCTTGAATTACTTTAATTCTTTTTTTGAGTTTTCTTATTTTACTTAACGATTTTGTATAAACAAATTGTTTCAAATTATAACCATTCTAAATTAGATTTATTTTGAGATGTATTTTTTGGATTTAACCAATTTCTCAAAGTGCTATAATTGATATTATTGAACTCGGCAGCATCTCTTAAACAATTAAATATTTGTTTAGTTTTATTATCAATAACTTTTTTTGAACCATTATGATTACCTCTTTGTCTTTTACTACTCATTTTTTGACGAGATTCTAAACTATGTTTTTTACCAGTATTTATTTCACTTAATAATTTAAGAGTTTCTGTAGAATGTTTTTTATTATAAAAAGGGTTTTGTTCCCCCGTTTTACCAAACATACCATTTTTCTCCCCTTTCAATTGAGGACAATTTTTTCCTGTATTCCAAGGCATTCTTCCTTTTCTATCTATACTGGCTTGTTGTCTTTGTTCTTCATTCCATTTATGACCTGAATTACCTTCACCCCCATCACTTAAATTAACAAGAGACCCTAAACCTAAATCTCTTCTACCAATTCTTTTAATCCAATAAGTTTCTAATTCAAACGATTCTTTTTCTGTGATGTTTTTTTCTAAAAAGATAATATCATAACCATATTTATTTTCTATGTTATGCCAAAAATCACTTCTACTTTTTCTTTGGTAAGCACGAGTTCCACAACCTTTACCAACATAAAATGGTGTTCCATCATCTTTTTTAATGTGTAGATAAACATAGTAATTTTTATTTGTTTCCATCTAACAAAGATAATTAAATTATTTTATTCTACCAAATCATCTTCACTAAATAATGGTGGTTCTTCTTTAATTGTAATATCCGTCTGTTGTTTATCTGTATATTGATAATGATTTTTCAATACAAAGATTGCCATAGTTGGATTTAATGAATGTTTGAATGACCCATCAACAATTTTACCCTCTTGTATTTTCTTTGCCTTTTTTATAAGTTCGGCAAACTTTGGGTATTTATCTTTCATTTCCCCGATCAGTTGGGGGTATAAATCCTTTTCTTCATATAAAAATCTTTCAAACCAAATATTATCTTCATCTGCTTTTAACCATTCAATTAGTTCTTCCCCAAGTTGTAAGATTTTTTCTTCCGTCCATTTAACCGGTCTTCCACCAGGATTTTTCTTATTATTACTCATATAAATAAATATTATTGTTTATATTTGTTATTTAAGTATTTTTGTTTCAGTATGAACTTTATATGTATCTACCACAATAACAACTTTGTATTCATCCCCAAGTTCATCTTTTAAATCTTTTTTAATTTGTTTGAATTCTTCTTGGGTTGGAAGGGATGATAATGTAATTTGATAAATTGGCTTTCGTGTAAATAAGTTTTTAATCATTTTTTTAACTTTGGTTTTCTTGTAGTTTTAGTGGTTGTTGTCTTATTCTTTGATCCGCATTTAGAACACCCAACTTTTTCTGCTTCAACCTCATCAACATTTAAATCAAAATTAGATTCTTTAACCAATACTGGTTCATCGTTAGGTTCAATACTAATAATTACATCTTCAATAATTTCTTGTTGATTTAACCAATTTAAAAGTATTCGTTGAGCATGTCTAATCTGTGCTCCACATTTACTACATAATGAAAATCTTTCGTTGAAGGTTCTAATGATTGTTTCTATCTCTTTGACTTCTTCTTTACTTATTCTTTTTAATTGTGTGAGGTAGAAAGCTCTTTGGTAATATTCCCTTTTTATCATAACTTATATGTGTTTATTAAATAAATATATCGTTGATTAGGAAAAATCAATTACATAAATAAAAAAGGGATTATTTCTAATCCCCTTCTTTCATCTACATACACATACTAACCACAAATTATAATGGCTTTTTGTTAAAAACGATTTGGTCTATCTTATCAAACCTTTCTTTAATTTGTTGTGAATATCCATTTTCCACAAAATCGTTTAATACTGTGGTGATTTGGATTATTTCTACCAAACTTAAACATTTTTCACAAGAGTTCATATACTCTACTAC